AATATGCCGTGTGAATCGCAGTAATAGTCTCTCAGAATGCCCATAGTTACCCTCTTAGTGCTTCGTTAAGGTCAATTTCACTGTAATCGTGCCGGTTGACCATACCAACACGCAGTTTGATACCCTCAGATGTGACTTTCAGCCCCATGCCGTGCATGATAGGGGGTTCTGGAACCCGCCTGTAGTCCACATATCGGGTGTTGTCTTGCCGCTTCATTATCTTTACTGAGCCTGCTTTCCACTGCATATAGGCTTTGTTGACCCTGCGCTGTACCATTTCTGACAGTGGTTCTTTTTCGTAATAGAACACATCCATCAAAATGGTCTTAGATACGCCAGCAAGTTCCGCAAACAGGGCTACAGAGATGCCTCTGTCCTTGTCGTGCAGGAACTTTTTAATCTGCCGTTTAAGTTCAGTCTTGCTTAAAGGTGTCACTTTGCTCTACCACTGCTTGAAAATAGTGTTTGTGGCTCTGCTCAAATGTTTTTAATGTCAGGCTATGTACGTAGTAACCCTCATCCTCAAACAATTTGTGGATTCTTGCGCGGTCATTCTCCCCATTTGGGGCATCAATAAGTATTTCAAGTTCCATACATCCCTATCCGTTTCAGGTAATCACTGACGTTACGGCCTACGCCAAGCTGCTCAGGGGTAAAGTTCTCCTGAGCTTTGCTGACGTTATAGGTAATCTTTTGGGCAATCAAGCGGGGTTGTACTTGCTCTGCGTAAGCCACGGCAGCCAGGGCAGATGCTATGACCCTATCGTCCTTACCCCGTCCTGGCGCTCCAATAAATCCGGACTCTCGCACAATGCCCTTCATCTCCTCTAGGGTGTCCATGCTCTTGATGCCCATCATCCCGCGCTCAAAATAATCCTTCATGTACTGAAGCATCCTCTCTTTGCTGTTGGAGGTAGTCAGGTAACCAATGCTGTTAGAGAGGCCACCAAGCGTGTCGTTACGCCTCCAGATGTAGTTTGTCATGCTACCCAGTACATCCATCAAGCCATGACCTGTAGCGCCACCCATAGCGGTTGCCAATCGTTTGAGGTTACGTATCTCGTTGATGACGGCTTGACCTGGGCCATTGACTTCAAGGTTCAGGGTTGAGTTCTTGTAAGCGCCAGCCAAGTGTGCGATGACCCACGCAAACTGGTAGGTGTTCATCTCACTGGTTGCAAACTCTGCTACTTGGTCTAACCTGTCTGCGTAGACTCTGTAGACCTGAATACAGAATCGGTCTGCCCAATCGCTTGACCCATAAGCAGGGTCTGCGCCAATGACGTAGTAGGCGGTATCTACGGGTTCTTCCCAGACCTTCAGGGTTCCCAGACGCTCTGTGGACTTGATGACTTCTGTGTCTTGGAATAGCTGCCCAAATACGTAGCGGTAGTGGGTGGGGTCTTCCTTCTTGGCAATCTTGGCGGCATCTGTACAGCGGCTGTTAGAGAAGAAGGATGTGCCGGTCATCACAAAAGCATAGTCCTCTGTAGGCGGGAACTCTTGGTACATGAGGCTCTCGTCCTTGATACCTTCGTGCATCTTCCAACGCCACCAGGCCATCTGGCGTGAGTTGACCTCGTAGCCGTAGAGTTTCTTGATGTCTTTGACCCACTCCTTCTCCTCTCCTGAGAGCTTGCCATCCCAGTAGACTTTGTAGATGTTGGTGTCTGCTTCTACGCTGTAGTACTCGTTACGCCACCAGCCGCAAAAGATTGCCCTCTGTGTACGGGCGCTCTTAGCGGTCTTGTACATATCGTGAAAGATGTTGAAACCCTGGGCTGTACTCTCAAACATATACAGGCGCTCGGGGTTTTTCTCGGCTAGAGAGGCAATCAAGGAGGCTATGCCCTCTTCGTTGCCGTAGGAAGCAGTCTCTGTACTGTGCAGGTAAGTGATAGCCTTACCCTGCCCCAGACGAGATTTATTTCCCGCAATTTGGTAGAACAGTCTGCTTCTGTTTTTGAGAACCATCTGGTTGCGGTTATGGGCAACCAATGGAATCTTAAATTCTTTGGGCAGACCTTCCATATACATAGCAAGAGTTGAACGGAACATGTCTCTGTTCTCCTCTGTATCTGCCACCAGTGTTCCTTGCCAACCAGGATGTGTGAACTGCCAATATAAATCAAGAGCCAAGGAAATAGTTGTAATACCAAGCTGCCGTCCTTTCAAGATTACAAAGAAATGGACATCCTCGTCCAGCCCCTTCTTAATCTCATTCATCACATACGTCTGAGTACCCAGAAGGTTACCCATCTTCTTTAAGCCCTCCTCCTTCGTCTCAATCTTGAGTTCGGAGCAAAACTTGTAAAACTGCTTCAGGTCAAAGTTCATCTACTTTCCAGTTTGCAATCGCCTCTGACACATCCCGGCTACGGGCACAGCTTATCAACTCTTTATAAAAGATTGCAGAGTACTTGTCCTCCCACTCCGCAGCCAACAACCTCTTCGCCTTCGGGCTAATGCAAGACAGGGCGCGTTGCATTTCCTTTTTCAGACGCAATCGAGATTCGTACAACTGCATCTGCGTATCCTTGTCTGTAACCATAGTCCATAGCCTCATTCACAACATTCACCGTATTCACCTCGTACTGGCGCAGCAAATGACTCAGCGTCACGCACATATAGCGCAACTCATCCTCATCTGCCCACAACCAGTTATTACCCATTACTCTTCGTACCCCGCCCAACAAAAAAGGTGCATCCACATCAAGTCCTCAAACTCCTTACGAATGTTTTGGTCAAACCTCTTGTCCATGCTGGAGATAAAACAAAGCTGAGCATCAAACAGATTGCTTGCCCTTTTAATTGCACTCATAAACTCCATCATGCCGTTCTCCAAACACGTATAACGCTACCCTCAGTCTTTGCCATAAACCTCAACCCTAACCGCCTGCCAGCCCTGTAGTTGGCATTCAACACCTTTGCCCTCGCCTCTACAGGCACAACAAAAGAATCACCTACATCCATATCCTCGTAAGGATACGAATACACAACCCTAGCGTGTGGCATGTCAATACCACGCTCTAATCCTATCTCTTGTATAGCCATCTCTACCCCTCTACTAATAACTCTATCCTATACCCAAAAAAAGACCTACGCAATAGGTAGGTCAAATAAGCAACTGCAAAAGTAGCTTACCAGAAAACATGAAATTTTTTATGGGGGGGGAGTGTGGGGGGCACGCCCTCTAGCAATATCAAACCCAACTCAGTGGCCACCGTGCTCGCGTCTTGCGTGATGATTCTGTTCTGGTGACCATGCCCAAGCCTGAGCAGCTATGGCGAGCAGTGAGCAGTCAGACTGGTGATGTCAGACAGTCAGACAAACCCCTATGCAAAATTTGCATAACGTCCTGGGCGAGGGGTGACAGTCACACCGTCATTCGTTTTGATTGACAGTCAACCATAGACACATATAGACACACACCCTATCAGTCTATTTTAGTGATAGACTCTATATCTATATAGACAATACCTAAGGCCATAGGTTTCGGCTATCGATTGTAGGTTGACGATAGAAACAATTGTTAAGAATCTATCGCACAGTCTAATCATATGCACATATAATAGAGTCACTGTCTAATGTCAGACAGCACTAAATCGAGTGAGGTTTCACAATGTCTCAAGTCTATCAAGATGTTACCGACAGCATCATCAAGCAATTAGAGTCGGGTGCTATTCCGTGGGTTAAGCCCTGGAAAGCTGACAGCACCGCCGATAAGAACATCATTAGCCAAAAAGCCTATCAGGGTATCAACCGACTGATTCTCGGGATGTCTAGCATGGCACAAGGGTTTGACAATCCAGCATGGGCTTCATACAAACAGTGGGAAAGCCTTGGCGCGAATGTACGCAAGGGTGAGAAAGGCACTCGCATTGTGTTTTTCTCTAAGGTAGAGAAAGAAAACAAGTCTACAGGCGAGAAAGACTCTTACGCTGTCCTGAAAGCCTACACTGTGTTCAATGCTGCTCAGATTGAAGGCTTGGAAATTGTCGCTGCTGAGCCTGTAGAGCCTAAGCCATTCACGGCTAACCAGTTAGCAGAGGAACGCATCATCAAGACTGGTGCAGCAATCAGCCATGGCGGTGATGCTGCCTTTTATGCGCCATCAGTTGACAGAATCCAGTTGCCTCACAAAGCATCGTTTGATTGTGAGTCTAGTTACTACGCTACAGCTTTCCATGAGTTGACTCACTGGGCTGGTGCTGAATCAAGACTTGACCGGACTAAAGGCAAGCGATTCGCTGACCCGGCTTATGCTTTTGAGGAACTTGTCGCTGAAATGGGTGCAGCGTTTCTCTGTCAAGACTATGGCATACAGGGCGAGTTACGTCACGCTGGATATATCCAGTCTTGGCTCAAAGCATGTCGTGATGACAATCGAGCCATCTTTAAAGCTGCTGCACTCGCTCAGAAAGCTGCTGATTACATCAACAGTCTTGATGCTACAGCGATAGCCCTTGCAGCTTGATTGTCACCTACTAGGCTAGTGACAGTGGCCTAGTGGATTGTCAATCCCGACAGTCTTAACTTTAAAAGGTAGGTTTACCATGTCAAAACGTGAATATCTTGAATGTGTCATGCGCTTGCTCACGCCTGAGCAAATCAGACTCAGCGCAGCCACTCCCACGCCTCATATGCGCCCCATTCACATCAAACTGCACTATGTGGCCTTGCGCCGTCTCAACGCCCTCTAAACCCTGAAAGGACAGTAACCATGACAACATCTTTTTATAACTTGCCAGATACAACACGTTTTCAAGTTTACGGGGCTTTGAAGGCCTTGGATTGTGAGACGGGTAAGAGTGGCGGTTCTGGTCAACTTTGTGTCGCTGTTGCCCGAGGCAGGTTTGGCGAGTTGTTGAAGGCCATGGAGAATTTTGGCCTGAAATTCGCGGACAGCTACTATTTCCCGCTTGGCAGCGATAAACCCCCTGCGCACCTGCGCCATGATTCTGTCAAATATGGCGTGGCAAATTGCAACTGGTTTTTTGCTTGTTTCAATGTAACTGGAGAATGAACATGGCTGAAGGTGGAAAAGTTAACCCTACCCCAAACCCATCCCGGGCGCACATATACCCGCCCCTGGATGGCCCCCACACGCGAGAAAACCCCTACGAGTGGACACTCATATGTTTTGCATGGATAGCAGGTTTTATGACCTGCTATCTTTGGTTGACCGCATGAGCCTGGTGGGGGGTTGACAGCCCCCTATTGGTTTGTGATACCATTCGTTCCGTTGTCGTGACACACAACAGGTCAGCCGCTTTATTAAGTATCTTTCCCACTGAGAAATCGTGTGGGGTGTCACAAAGGTACTTAGTTAAGCGGCTTTTTTGTTGTCTGCCACGCATCCGCTTATGTCGTCGGGGAACCTCACGGCAGGACATAAGGGAAAGCCAATACTGTGGGGAAGTCTTGAGATATTGGCAAGGGTGGCGAAGATAGTGCCCTTAGACGAACGACTGTCGGACATGTGCGGCTCCGTCCAGCATGCGAAGGTTTAGCCTTTCATTAGGAGGGCTAGACTTTGCTCACCATCCAGCATAGACGCTGAGAAAGACAGTATATGAGTAAGAAAAAAAAGGCTAGGGCAAGACGATATACAGAGAGGTATTTAGATTATCTAGTTTATAGAAATATGGAACTAGACTGGCTCTCTGAGTCCCAGAATTTATCTGACAATGACCTGGCTGTCATGTTGTTTCGACAGTCCCCAAAGTTCTTACAGTCCCCAGAGTGGAAGGCTCTGAGGTTAGAAGCAATCAACAAGTACGGCGCATCTTGTTTGCGCTGCGGAAGAAAGGACGGCCCTGGTTATCCCATCAACATTGACCATGTTAAACCCCGCAAGTTTTACCCACAACTTGCACTTGACATTGAGAATCTGCAACCTTTGTGCAACCCTTGCAACAAGAGTAAGGGGAACTACAAGGCCACAGATTATCGGTGAATACTCTATGCGAGTTTGAAATTGAATGAAAGAAACAAACATGACCCTGGAACAAGCACGAAAGATATTGGCACAACAGCGAGAGGGGTTGGTGCGATATGACCCCGTAACCATCACTGAAGCCCTTATCCTCACAGGAGACTTACCGTGTCAACAGTAACAAACGGGCGTGCAACAGGCTGGCGTAAACGCGAAATAGAGGAAGCACAAATGCAAGATGAAGAATTCAACAGGCTAGAAGCTGAGTCCCGTGTGCGACAAGAGTATGTGCGCCAGCAAATGAAGAAGCAACAGGACGACATCCCTGCATCTATACCATTCGTAACACCAGAAGATTGGGAGGCAGTGCTAAAAAATAATTGACAACACCTAATCAACTAACTGTATAATCACCACTGAGCATGTTGCTCTTAACAACCGGAAAGGTAGTCACCCATGAAACTCTGTATCAACTGCACCCACTATCGGGTCAATCCCAACGCCACACCTGACCGCAAGGACTTAGGGTTGTGCGCCATGTTTCCCTCTGAACAAAATCCTGTTGATGGTTCATTCCACAACGGTCACCCGTTCCACTTTTGTTCCACCAAACGCATCTCTGGCTGCAACCAGTCAGCCCAACACTATCAAGAAAAGGAAAGTAACCATGTCTGATTTCTCACCAACCACACGTAATAGTTCTATCTGGTCAGGCGATAGCCGCAAGGTAGCACAGGGCAAGGCTAACGAAGTCATTCTCACAAAGCTGGGCATGATGGACATCCCAGACCTGTCCGACATTGAGGCCGTACAGATGGGTCATGTGATGGAGCCTGTCATCGCAAGGCTTGCACAAAACAAACTGGGTATAGAACTCAACAAGATTGAAGACAGTCTCACACATAAAACAGAACCCTGGCTTAAATCTCACTTTGACTTTGTAGGACAAGAAAATGGCAAACCTATCCTGGTCGAGTGCAAGAACTACAACAGTGCGGTACGTAATAAGTTTGACGCTGACACTGGAGTTATACCTGCTGCGGACATGGCACAACTGGTTCATGAAGCAGC